TATGTATAAAGGCCGCCCCGTGGTCGAATATAGCGACGGAACTGTAGACTATGCCGATTAAGCGCGACGAGATTCAATGGGATCCTATCGACGTTTCTCAGGTTCAATGGGAGGGCGGCGACAGCGGCAAGTTCCGTTTTGCGTCGCCTGAGACTGAAAAAGCCGGGCTTGGTCTTATTGAGCAGGCGACCGAAGCGGCGGTTAAGTATCTCGGTGAACCCGCCGACGTTGCTGCGGCTAAATATGCACCTACGGCCTACGCGAGTCGTGTCCTCGGCAACATGCCGCAGGACGTTATGAACATATCACAAGGGTTCACGCCTGAAGCGATGGGCGCTCTTGGCAGCGCGATGTATAACCAGCCGCTTCAGACGACGGCCGACATCGGGAGCGCCGCGCTTCAGGGCGTCGGCGGCTTCCTCGCCGATCCGCTTGGCACGTTCGAGCGCGCGCCTATCTCGACAGCGATGGGTTTACAGGCTGCGCAGCTTGCGCGTATGCCTGGCCGCGTTGCGACCAACATGGCGGCAGAAGCGCTCTACCCCAAAGTGAGAGAGTTTGTCAGCCCCAAAAATCGTATGCTTTACGATGTGTTTGGCCAGCCTGAAATAGAAGCGGCGGTTCAACAAGCGCCAGCCGGCACGTCTATTCCGCAGGCTTTGGCGGACATTAACGCGCCTGTTGCTCAAGCCGTCGCTAGACAAGCTATGGAACTTGTGCCCGAACAGACCCGCGCCGCGCGTATGGCGCAAGAAGAAGCGCGCATGTCACGTCTTCGCGGCGCAGCGGGGACGCCGGAAGATCTGGAAGCGCTAGAAGCTGAGCGCGGCGCAACAGCCAAAACTAATTACAGCCGTGCGTTTAAACAAGCCATGAAAGAAACGCCGGAATTGACGGACATTATGGGAAGACCGTCAATGGAGAAGGCTTTTAGCCGCGCAGCACAAATCGCCGAAGAACGCGGCAAAGCGTTTCAGATCGGCAAAACGACGCCGGAAACTATTTCGGAGTCAAAAATTCTTGACGAGTTTGGCCGTCCCGTTCAAAAAGTGACGCCGGCTGAGATCGCTAAGTATCCCGTTCAAAGTCTCCATTATGTCAAGATGGCGCTTGACGATATGGTTCGCGACCCAAAAGATTTTGGTATCGGGGCGACTGAAGTGAGCGCGATTAGAGAAACGCGCAAAGAGTTTATTAAACAGCTAGAGAACAACGAAGCTTATGCTACAGCGCGGGCTGAATACGCCGCGCAGAGCGAGCCTATCAATCGTGCGCAAGTCTTGCAGCAGCTAGTGAAGGCAGGAACAGAACCTGTATCCGAAGGTCTTACCCGCGCCGGCATGTTCGCGCGCGCAGTAGAAGAAGCGCCAAAGACGATAAAAAAGGCGACCGGGCAGCAATATTTCAAAAAACTTGAGGATGTGCTTGAGCCAGAAGACATGGAGATTGTCAACGACATTCGTGACGAGTTCCGCCGCACCAAACTGGCCGATGAACAGGCGCGTCTTGGCGCGGCTGTAGCGCCTGAAGTTGGCGAATTGGCGTCCGCGAAAGTGACATCAGCCATGAATATTCCGTTTCTTAATCGAAACTGGACTATCGCAAATACGATTGTGAAGCGCACTCTAGGCCGCGTGGACGCAAAACTCGCTACCGAAATCGGCATGATGATGCAGGATCGCGGCGAATTCTTAGCTGCGGTTAGAGAGGCCAAAAAATACGCGGCGTCTACGCAGAAGACCACCGAAAAGTTAAGAAACCGGCGGCAGCGCATGATCCAGACCACGCCGGTCAGCGCTGTCACGCGTCCAATATCCGTTCTTAATGCACTATCCCCGCAACAAAACCGCAACGCGATGGCGAGATGATAATGGTCGAATATCAAGTTCTCTTTGACGTAGCCATTGGCGTGATTGGCGTGCTGGGCGGCTGGACGCTCAACACTGTCTGGGCGGCCGTGAAGGATCTTCAGCAAGCCGACAAGGAACTGGCGGAAAAGGTCGGCCAGATTGAAGTGTTAGTCGCCGGGCGCTATGTGACCCGCGAGGACTTTAATCAGGTGCTGAATCAGGTGTTTGAAAGACTAGATCGCATCCGTGACTTGGTGAGCCAACGATGAAAGAGAATTACGACGCCGCACTAAAGGCGACGCTGCGCTACGAAGGCGGCAAGGTCGACGATCCGCGTGATCCTGGCGGCCGGACTGCCTACGGCGTCACGCAAAATACCTACAATGCGTGGCGCGCTAAGCACGGTCTGTCGCAGAAAGACGTGTATCAGATCGCCGATTCAGAAGTCGCGGCAATTTACCGTCAGGAATACTGGGACAAGATCCGCGGCGACGATCTGCCAGACGGGCTTGACTTTGCCGTGTTCGACTTCGCCGTCAACAGCGGCGTTAGCCGCGCTTCTAAATATCTTCAGTCGCTGGTCGGCGTCACGCAGGACGGCGTGATCGGGCCTAAGACTATCGCCGCCGCTAAAGCCTATCTTGGCGTCAAGCTGACGGACATGCGGCTGGGATTCTTAAAAGGATTGCCGACATGGGGCACATTTGGGCGTGGCTGGTCAAATCGGATAAACGACGTTTATGCTGTTGTGCGGGACTTATGCTCGCGCTGAGCGGCTGCGCTGACCTTAAGTATTACGAATGTATCGCGCGCGATAGCACATCGCGGCCGTGTAACTAAAAGAGGCTAAAATGTTAGTTAACTGGATGACCACGATTCCCGGCATTCTGACGCTGTTGTCCGTGCTGTTCCACGCTTGGCAGACCAAAGACGTGAACTGGACGGATCTCCAGAACGCGCTCGTCGCGCTGGGCCTCGTCGCGGCTAAGGACTGGAACGTGACCGGCGGCAGCAAGCCGAATGATTGAAGGGGTCAGGTCGCAGCGCCAAAGACTGTTGATGAAACTGCCGATGATCTTGATGCTGGCAAGTTTTAGCGGGTGTGCGTCGACTAGCAGGTGCCCCCCGCTAGTCGACTATTCAAAAGAAGATCAAGCCAAAGCGGCCAAAGAGTTACGCGCTCTCCCCAGCGACAGCGCTGTCGCGCGTCTTGTCGTTGACTACGGCCAGCTTCGACGCTCGTGCCGGCTTTAGGTCTTTCTTAGACTTATAGGTTACGTCCAGCATACCGCGCGCTTCGGCGTAGTCGGCGGCAAACGTAGCCGCGAACAGTTCATAGTTCACCGCGTCAACGTGGCTGTCCATGTGCGTCGGCGACGCAAACGCGCGGGCGTTCTTAACGCAGGCCAGCATAATGGCGATTTCGTAGGGGTGAAACTCTCGCCCCAAACGCAGGCTGGCAAGATCGGCCGCAAGTTGGAAATTGTTTTCTATGCCGCCGTAGCCTTGACCGCGCTGGTCAATGATCTGCGCAGCTTCATACAGTAGTTCTTGAGGATTCATTTATCATCTCCATAAGAGCCGCCCGTTCGCGTAACATGCGCAGCACCGTGTAACGCTGATGCAGACGCACTAAGATGGTCGAGCGCCGGGCGTGACGCTTCTCATCTTCCAGTAGGTCATAGACCTCTGTTTCGGTCAGATCGGCCAGCCGATCATTTAGATCTTTCCAAGTCAGACAGTTCGGCAAGGGCCAACTCCGCTAAAGATTTTTTGTCGTGTAACGCATCAAAGATACGTTCGTCAATAGTTTTATTACACATGATGACGTAGCACCACACATCGCGCGTCTGTCCGCTGCGGTGCAGACGACCGACCGTTTGCTCGAACAGTTCGAGCGACCACGGCAGCGACAGGAAGATGATCTTGTTGCCGCCAAATTGTAGGTTGAGCCCGTGACCGGCGCTCTTAGGATGGATCGCCAGCAACTCTATCTTGCCGGCGTTCCAGCGCTCGATGGCGTCAGGCTCGTCAATCGTGGCGACGTTGAACTCGCGTTGTAACTCGGCTAGTTCTTCTTTGTAATTGTAGACGATGATGGTGTTGTCGCGTTGATTTTCGTCGAGGATGTCTCGGAGAGATTCAAACTTTTGGCGTCCAAACCACTTAGCAACGCCTTGGCTATCATAAGCGAAGCCGGACGTAAGCTGCTGAAGTTTGTTTGTGACAGCAGCCGCTGTTGGAGCCGTGATCTCTTCATGCACATACTCCTTCTTCATGTTCTCATACGGCTCGCGGTCGTCGAGATCGCAGCGCATTTGCACGACATGGAGTGGCGGCAGCTTATCCTTATATTCGCCAGGCTCTAGCACATAAGTCGCCGGCTTGATCGCTTCCATGACCTTCGGCAGCGCTTGCGGCAGCGGCTCCCACTGGCCAAAGTCGCGGTTCACGCAATAGAAGTATTGTTGTAGGAACGCGCCCTTGCTGCGGCCTAGCAGCGCTTGGTCGACGACCTTGCACTGGCCGAACACGTCTTCTAAACCGTTTGACGTGAACGATCCCGTCAGCGCCCAGCGGATCTTGAACTGGTCGAGGATTTTGAGAAGATGCTTGAATCGCTTGCCGGACGGGTTTTTCAGCCGCGTCAACTCGTCGAAGATAATGCCGCCGAAGCCGGTCGGGTTGATGGAGGGGATGTTGTCGTAGTTGGTTACAACAATGTCGGCGTCGGATTCGAACGCTTTCTTACGTTGCGCGGGCGTGCCGACTGCGACAGCGATGTTGAATTCAGGAGCCCATTTGCGCCCCTCGACCGGCCACACATCGGTGCAAACGCGCTTCGGCGCTAACACAAGCCAGCGATCGCAATGACCATGAATAATCATTTCGGTCATAGCGGTTAATGTGATCGCTGTCTTGCCCGCGCCGACTGGCGCGAGGATCATGGCCCGGTCACGACTGAAAAGGAAATCGGCGGCGTCGTGCTGGTATGGTCGGAGATCCATCTTATGCGCCGTGTCTTTCTGTAAATCCACCTAACTCACGCTGTTTTTGGTTTCTATATTCTATGGCGGATAACAACGCTGCCTCTTCCCCTAGTTTATTGATGTTGAACCATTTTTGGCCGATCTTATTATTGTCAAACCATGTGGCGATCCAATAGTTTGTCTTTTTGTGCGTTACTTTACGAACGCCCACTTTTCCACTCGTGTTGTCCCATCGACGCTTTGCGTTACGTTGATTTAATGATTTTGGCACGTCCCGTAAATTTTCTAGCCTGTTGTCGGTTCTGTCGCCGTTTATGTGGTCAATTTCATTTTCGGGCCATTTATCGTATGATAGAAACCATGCGAGTCTATGCGCTAAATATAAACGTCTATTTAATTTAATACCTATATAGCCATCTTTACGTTTATACCCTGCTTGCGCGCCTATTTTGGCTCTTGGGCCGGTTGATGCCGCCCA